AGTGTCAGCTCTCTTTCCGGCAGCCATTGGCTGCTCGACGATGACGACGAGGCGTGGGAGCTGGAGGGTTTGCGTGACGCAATCTATGACGCGATGGCCGGTAACAAGCAATGGCTTGTGGAGCTGCTGGCCGAGACTGTTTACCCCGAGGACCCCGAGATGGCGGAGATGTTCATCGACAGGCGCAAGCTAGACGGCCACGTCCTGGCCGAGGCGCTGGATAACTGCAAGACCTATGACCCCGACACAGTCCTGTGCTGTATGTTTGACCAAGTTTATAAGGAGGCCTAAGAGATACAAAATGCAAACCAAAGTCTAACGCTTGACAACTTTACGGACTTCACTTAACCTGTGAGGCCCATCATTTTTAGGAGAACCAATCAATGACACACCGCATCTCAGCTAGCTGGGAGGCGCTACTCACGCAGGCTGTTGATACGTCACGAACGTACTTCAGTTGTGCAAAGCGCACGCTCTCAGAATCAGGACTTGACTACACCGCCGCTGACGTTATCGCCCTGGCCGCGCTCATGGCAGAAGATTTCAAAACCTCATCCACAGGAGTTCATTCACAAATGCTTTCAGACAGTATCGACAACTTCACCTCATCCATCACAGACGCCATCTACAACAATCAGTAAGGAAACAACCATGCCAGACCTACAAACCGCATTGATCAATGCAATCCACAACAAACCCGCCCAGCTACACGCAATCGTCAGTGACTGGGATAAGCAAGAGCAAGAGATTCGTCAACCACAACAGGAGAAAGCAATAGAAGCAACAACAGCTAAACGAGAGCACGGCGCTTTAGTCAAGACCGTATTTACCTTCATCAAAGACAACCCAGGCAAATACACCGGACAGGAGACAGGACACACGCTGAATAAAGAACAGGGGTTCAACATTGGATCAACGATGGGGGCTATCTCACAGTTCATTAGAGCAGGCATGGTGGTGCGTGATGACGAGGGCAAATTAGCAGCGACAGTCGATGCGTACACAGCACTCAACGCCGCCTATGCCAAGGCAATTAAGAACTCACCCAAGCACAAGCGTGCACGTGCCCTAGCTGCATTGGAGAAAGCGCGTGAGGCAAGAGCTGCAAACATAGCCAAGCGCAAGAAGGCAGCAGAGCGAGCCGAGCGCAAGGCAGCAAAGCTGGCTGAGAGAGAAGCACAGGTGGTGGCACCAGCGCATGGCATTGCAGCTTTGAAGGTCGATACTACCCCGATGCTACCCAACTTGCCCACTGCTGAATCGGTACTCAACAACATGAGCATTGTGGAAGCACGCAAGCTGTATGACGAGCTGAAGAAGATTTTTGGTTGAAGGAGACAAGCAAATGAGTGAAGCAAAGAGAACCGACCCGTGGATTCCTGTGGGACATCCCGAGTACAAGTGGACGTCTGGCGCTGATGTGCAAGCAACGTGGCGCAAGTACGGCTGGACCCCGCCGAGCGAGAAGATGACCCCGCCTGTCGTCAAAGACCCCGAGCCTGCATGGGTGCGTAGCCTGGGAGGTGCGAGATGAGAACAGACGAAGACGAAGCGTTTGAGCAGATCGAGGCCAAGCAAAAGCAGATGGAGGTAACGTTCACACTGGGGCTTGACCCATACCGGGAGAAGGTGCGCAACCAGACCATCGACGAGATAGCCCGCGCTATCGAGAAGTTCAAGCCAGCGTTCGGCCCCGATACTGTGGCAAGTTTTGCTATCTTTGTGAGGGGGATGAAGCGATGAGCATAGAAGCAATGAAACAGGCGCTGGAGGCGTTGGAAGAACTTCACCGCACGGGGGACACGCAAGTATTTGATATGTGCTATGCCCCAAAAGTTATCCCCGCCCTACGCCAAGCCATAGAGCAGGCTGAGAAGCAAGAGCCGGTGGCGTGGGTAGATGTTTACGACTACACAAACCTGTATTACCGCAAGCCCGCGCAGGTCGATGTTGTGCCTCTTTACTACGGCCCAGCCACCACACAACCACAGCGTGAATGGGTTGGGCTGACGGATAAGGAAATGCTGGAGTGCAACATGGATGGCGACTTCATGATTGATCGTGAGACAGCTAAACGAAATGTCGAAGCCAAACTCAAGGAGAAGAACCATGGATAAAGAACACAACTGCCCACACTGCGAGTATCACAAGCAACGCGCCGCACGTTGGAGGGCTGAAGCCTACAAACAAGCGGGGCACGATGTAATTGAACTGCCTTGGGTTGGGCTGACGTTAGATGAGAAGAAGGAGTACTTGGCCCAAGACTTTGGCGGCTCTCGCGCTGACGCAATGGACTGGGCAGATAAACGATTGAAGGAGAAGAACACTTGATCCCCTACAACGACGACACCAGAGAAAGCTATGTCCAGCGCATGGCAGACAACCACTTGCATGTGGCTATGACGCACCACAAGATTGGAAATAACCGATCAATGTGGCTTCAGATGCTTTACTACGCTATGGCGGAAGATGTGTATGGTACACACTGGGATGACTTGAAGAGGAGGGGAAAAGCATGAACAGAGATGACATCACCCGCATGGCGCGGGAGGCTGGATTTGTTGGGTTTGATGGTGACAACGGTTCTTTGCGCCGCTTTGCCGCCCTTGTCGCCGCGCATACGCTCGCCAACATCGACCCGTCCAGCTTCACGTCTTACCAAGAAGGCTACGAGGCCGGGCGATTGGCAGAGCGTGAGAAGGTAGCCAAGTGGCAAATGGGTTCTGGGTATTCAACAGGACACGGTGAAACCATCGAAGACCTGCTAGTTGAACTTGAATGGCAGGTTCGTGAGAGCGAACGTGAGGCGTGTGCAATGGAGTGCATAAAACTAGCAAACAAATGGACACGCTTAGGCGCTTGGGGCGAGAACAATGAATTTCATGACTGCGCCGCCGCCATCCGAGCAAGGGGACAAGCATGACCCAATACGAACTAAGCCAGTATTACTTTGCTCTGTCAGAACAGGCAGAGTGGATGGATGCGGCATTGAAGCACTACCAGTTTGGGGACGAGGAGAGGGTTTGGTATGCCATGCTCCGCTGGGCTGAGAGCAAACACCAAGCAAGAGAGATAGCCGATGCCCACGACACCATGTCGTTTGCCAAGGCTATGGGCGTATCAGATGCAATCAAAAAGGCATGGGAATGAACACACTACAAGAGTACTGGGACGCATGTCTCATCCGGTCGTGGCGGCGGCAGTTGTGTCTGCTGGATGCCATGAGTATGTTTCTGTCTCTCACAGGCAAACGCACGGATGAGTGCGAACTGTTGCGGGTTCCGCTGGATAACATCCCGTGGAAGACCGGGGTGCGTGTGTTTACCGCATACCACCTGCCCAAGATCAACGACAAGCTGTGGGAGCAAGAGCCGGAGAAGGACATACTCCTATTACGCAGGTTGCAAAAGTCTAAGTACAGCACAGAGAAAACCGCATACCGCACCAACGCAGACCGAGACTTGGCAAATGAGCAGGCACGAAACCAGCGCAACCGGGAGAAGAACACATATTCACTGAACGAAGCGCTTAACAGAAACTCCGCAACCGACTGGAACGTAACGAAAGGTGCGGCAAAGATAAGGGTACGCAAATGACATTCGACAAATGGTGGGCAACGCTCACCCCACGCGAGCAGAAAGTAATTGGCGAGCATAATGCTCGGTTCGTCTGGCAAGAGGCTGTGTTCCACACAGTTGGCGAGACTGACCTCAGCGACTACGAGGACTGCCCCGTGTGCAAGCAAGACGTGATGATGTTGACAGGCACCTGCCTGTTGTGGAAGTGTGGCACCTGTGGCCACGCCAGGAAAGTTGAACCAGAGGAACCATGAAATGAAATGCCCCGAGTGCGGTGCTTGGTCCAACGTGATCGAGACCCGCAAGACTTTGTTGTTCGGTTACGTAAGAAGGAGGGAATGTGCCAACGAACACAGGTTCACGACGCAGGAAGTCGTCATCCCCGACGAGGTCCGCAGAAAAGCCCGCAGCGATTATGGAAAGGCTACGCACCAACGATTGGTGGCCCTTCACAAGGGTGGAGCCAAAGCTGCTGGAGAAACTACACAAACAAAAGACGCTTGATAGCGTAGGAGAAGCACCGCTATGACACAACTGAAAGACGGATTGAACGGCACCCGTGCCGACGATATGCAGGTAAGTGGGAATCACTACAAAGAGATGCCAGTGCAGCCCTGGGCTGTGATGGAAGCAGTGTTAACCCGAGAAGAGTTCGTTGGTTTTCTCAAAGGAAACGTGATTAAATACTCGATGCGAGCCGGACGCAAGGAAGGCAGCGACGACGCAGGCAAAGCCAAGCACTACCTGATGAAGCTCAACGAAATACAAGCGAAATAAAAATGGCACAAACACCGGAGGCAGCCGTGAAACGGCGCGTTAAGCAACAGCTGGATGAAATGGGCATATACCACTTCTCTCCGTTCCAAGCCGGGATGGGGAGGGCGGGCATACCCGACATCATTGCGTGCTGTGCTGGCCGCTTCATTGCCTTCGAGTGCAAAGCGGGGAAGGGCAAGACGACTGCCCTACAAGAGAAAGAGATCAACGCAATACGCGCAGCTGGCGGTATGGCGTACGTGATCAACGAAGAAAACATGACCACCATAAAGGAGTTACTGCAATGGATGCGATGATTAAACAAAAGCTGAAAACGGAGTGGGCTGACACGCTCACCCTGTTGGAGGACCTATCTGATGACAAGCGGATGCACTTTGCCCTGCTACTGAGTAAGCTCGCCAAGTGCTACGTGGAAGACGGCGGCCACAAGGCAGTTTTGCTTGTCGATAATAACGACCACCTGATGACGATCAGCGTGGGTGCCTCCGAGATGGAGTGCATGGAGATACTGAACAAAGCACAAGAGGTGATGGGCGCGGTCGTGACCGAGGACGCACCTGCCCGGGAGATGTTCAATTGAGTGGGTGGCAGATAAAGACGGACAACGCCGGTGTGCAACACGTTGTACCGGTAGATGACCTGAGAGAGCATGTACCCGTTGACTGTTGGTGCGAACCCAAGGAAGTGGACGACATGTTCTACTCACACAACGCTCTTGACGAGCGAGAAAAATTTGAGACAGGAGAAAGAAAACCATCATGACAGCACCATACAAACGCATACTGACAATCGATTTTGAAACACGCTGGGACAAGTCGGACTACACGCTGTCCAAGATGACAACCGAGGAGTACATTCGTGACAAGCGTTTCAAGGCGTTCGGCGCATGCATCCATGAGTACGGAACTGACCGAGTCACCCAGTGGTATCGAGGAGATGAGCTACCTAGAATCCTGGGGACTTACGACTGGTCAACCACCGCAGTCCTTGCACATAACGCCCAGTTTGACGTATCTATCCTCTCGTGGGTATACGGCGTCCAGCCAGCCTTCATCTTCGACTCGCTATCAATGGCGCGTGCTCTTCGCGGCCTGGAAGCTGGCAATAGTCTCGCCCGACTTGCAGCAGATTTTGGTCTTCCCCCCAAAGGGGAAGCCGTGCATAGTACCGACGGCCTCGACGAGATCACCCCTGAGATTGAACTGGAACTGGCCGAGTACTGCAAGCACGACGTCTTCTTATGCGAGTCCGTATTCGACCGTCTGGCGGTAGGGTATCCGGCAAAGGAGCTGCGCCTGATTGACATGACCTTGAAGATGTACACACGCCCGCTGCTAGAGCTGGACCGCAAGGTGCTGATCACCGCACTGCAAGAAGAAGGAGAACGACGTGAAGGCCTACTCAGACAACTCGGCGTGGAGGAGGCTGAACTCGCGTCGAATGAAAAGTTTGCTGCCCTACTTCAAACGCTCGGGGTTACTCCTCCGACAAAGATCAGCAAGACCACAGGCAAGGAGTCCCTGGCACTTGCCAAAAACGATGCGTTGTTCCAGGCACTTATCAATGGCGACCGTGAAGACATTGTCGACCTTTGTGAGGCTCGCCTTAAAGTTAAATCGACCGGAGAGCGAACGCGAGCCCAACGGTTCCTAGACATATCCCAGCGTGGGCGGCTCCCAGTACCACTTAACTACTACGGCGCTAAGTCTGGGCGCTGGACGGCGACGAGGGGTGCTGCCATCAACATGCAGAACCTGAAGCGTGGGGGTGCTATGCGGCGGGCTATCCTGGCCCCGCAAGGCTACGAGATGGTGGTGGGGGACCTGTCCCAGATCGAGCCCAGGGTGCTGGCGTGGCTGACCGACTACGAGGACGTGC